GTCACGTTGCCAGCACGTGCATCAATGGTCAAAGTCTCAAAATGCCAGTCACGTGCAAGCGTCTGATTAGTCGTATATGTGACATCGCCATCAGACGGCAGGCCGAATAAAGCATCAATCAGTAAATCACCGGTTGACATCGAATGTTCTCCCAAATCCCTCATAATGAGAGCGTAATCAAAAGCACCACCTATTATCGGCGCTCCATTAATATCAGTCAGGAGCATGTAAAGAAAAGCTTCTTTCGTGGGGTCAAGATCATCAATAATTACAGATTCGCCATGTCGCAAAACGCCGTCTGCTGTAGCGATAGTCGTAGTAGGCAAACCTGCGGTATGCTCAATACGCCACCAAAGATAATGCGTAAACTTCTGTATCAGCACTGCTTGTAATTTTGAAGCAGTGGCAGTTTCCAATCGCGATACTCGGTTATTTACGAAATTAAAACTACGCCAAATACTATCAAGCCTTGTGCCTCTTCTACCATGCTCCATACTATTAACCCATATCCCTGATTATCAGGGCATAATCTAGTAATCCGCCCGCCTGTAATACACCTGCATCAGTCGTAAGGTACAAATACAGGTAACAGAGCTTCGACGGATCGAGGTCATCAATGACAGCTACTTCACCGTGGCGAAGCATTCCGTCTGCTGTAGCGATAGTCGTTGCAGGCAGCAATGCTGCCTGCACGTCATCCGCTGCATACTCAGTCCGCCACCACAAGTGATGGTCAGCAGCAGCAGCATGGGCGGTAACTAATGCTGCCTGCAGTACTACATTGGTTACATTAGTCAGTGGTATTAATAGATCGCTAACACCATTAAGTAGCCGCCCCGCTCCTGCTATCCGTGTTCCGCGTCTTCCATGTTGCATGGATTAACCTCTTATACTCTCCGCTGCCAAACTCGGATATAGTCAACATAGATCGAACCGGCGCTTGAATCTGCAGCAGCCGCACTGATTCGCACTACTGGTTGAAGTTGAAGCGCAGGCACTGTAGACATGTCGAATACCGTCCCTGCCGCTACACGGACGCCATCAATGAAGAACTTGATGTTATCTATTTCTTCACAGTCGATCTTGAGCACTGCAAACTCATCGGCAATCAAAGTTCTTCCGGTCGTGACCTTGCTAGTCTCATGCGCGGCAGCCGTGTCATCATTTTCCACAGTGATTAAGCCGCCCGTGGCAAAGTCCCATCGGAACCAGATCGATTCGGCAACTGTATCCGGCGCATTATTGTGAGCACTGCATAACCCAACGCAGGCGATAGCGCCGATAGTCGGGAGTGTATGCAGGCAAATCTTCGCCTCAAATACAAGGCCTTGATTTAGAACGAAGTTAAGTTCATCCGCCTTATCCAGCGTTGCACACTGAGCAGCGGCGGCAGCCGGTAAGTTGACAGACATCAGTCCGCTCGGTTGATTAGTGACACCTACGGTTGTAGCTGTCCCCACAATCCGCTTTGCCCAGTCAGCGCCCGATTCGAGAGCGCCGAAAGCTGGTACTACCAAACTTGGTTGCAAGAAATCATCATAAAGATAGACCGGCGCAATCGGCAGGACGGTTTCCTGCGGGTAAGTATCGTCAAAGAATTCCAGGAACCCCAAGCCGTGTTTATCTGGCCCAGGCCCCCACCTAGATTTTGATGACATATTCATTCTCCTTGTCTATAGAGAAAGGGAAGGCTTGTTCGGCCTTCCCTTGTTTTTATTACTTATTTTTCACTTCGCCTTAATTCAAGATAGCTGAAGGTGGAGTGCATTGCTGATACCGAGCACCATGAAGAATATACATCGCGCTCGTGATGTTCGCCGCATCTGAGGCGCTTGTATTCACTCGGATACAATCCAAGCCAGCCGCGCCGAGTTCACTGCCATCGATCTCAATGGCATACATGTGATGCGCGATACCAGCACCACCTACGATACTTGCAGCGGCAGCCGCGCCTTTAACCAAGGTATCACTTGCCGCACAGTCCTCGTTTATCCACCAGTCAGTGAATGTAAGTCCTGCCGATAATCCGGCTGCGGCTACATCCGTAGCGCCATCGACCGTGATTGTCACTGCATCGGCTGCGGCATGGTTGATGTGAACCAGAATCAGACATTTGTCATAATTCTTGAGACTCACGAAATCGCCGTTTATAGCGGCTCCGGCCTGGGGAGTGATCGCTTCAACGATCTTACCTTCTTGTGGTATTAACCTGTCCATCTAAAGACCTCCTTTAAGCCCTTGTCGCCAATACGACGAATGGAGAAGTTGAATTTGCAGCGCCACCCTTATAAGGTGTGAGTGGTGAATTCCACCACGGCTGACCGTCTACCCTGATAACGAACCTGAAGGCCGTCTCATCATAGACGAAGTTCACGTGTATTGACGTTGCAGCCTGGATACCGCCGCGTGTCGCCAAAATATACTGACTCATGTCAGCAAGGATGATGTCGCCGACTGTGCCGAGCGTTGAACATTGCTCGATAGGCAAAACCGGCCTTCCGTAAAGCGTCCCGAATGGAGCGCCTGATAGACCGTTAGGCGGTAGGTAGACAGGCAGTCCGCCCGTACCTACGGCTAGGCTCATTGTGTAGAGCTGCGGTTCGATGTCCTGGTTAATAAACCATACCGCATTTGACCGCGAACGGCTCCACATCCTTGCCCACATCTTAATGATGTTTTGTGCTAGGAGGGTCGCTGCTGGTTGTGCGGCTTCTTTTGCTACCGTAACAGTTGCTGGTGCAGCAAGCAAGCCGAGTGGCATACCTACGCCGGTTCCGTTTATGATAGCGTCATCGATCTTGAACCCGATTTCCTGAGCGAATAGATCGCCGAGAAGCGCGTCTAACGATATAGCACTGTCCTGCAATAGTTCGTCAGTGGCATAACAAAGCCCGATCAACTTCTTCAGGCGAAGCTCAACCTGCCCGAATGCTGGCTTGGTCGGAACCTTTAGTTCCCCTTCATCTTTCCAGTAAGCCAGTATTCCCCCAGCTCGGCCACCATCTAACCTACTCGTTTCGTTTATCGTCGGTATGCGGACTATATCGCTTCCTATCGGAATACTGCGACATCGCCCCGCTACAAGCGCCTGGTCATAGGTACGCTGCAAAAGTTCATTGCGGTATTCGGGCGGAACAAGGAACCCTCCGAGCGCCGGTGTTGATTCCTCAAGTCCCGTGGATTTCTGTAACCGCGCATCTACTCGCGCACCCGGCATAGCCGCGTCACGGATACCCATTGCGAATTCGCTGAATGACTTCCAACCCCATCTAGGGTCGTCATCGCTGCGATCACGCCCGATAATGAGTTGTGGCCGACTTTTCGGCAAGCCTTTTGAGACTGCATCCAATTCCTTGCGGACAAGTTCTTGAATGCGATCCTGCTCGGCCTTCTGAGCCGTTTCTACCCTAACCCGTTCCGCTTCTTCGGCTTCCGGGTCGTATAGTTCGGCAGTCTTGTCTTCGATGAGCGACTTACCCGTTACCTCATCGATCTCCAGGAGCGCGCCGATGTCATAGTTTGTGCCTTCGCACTCCCATGCTTTCAATAATCGTATCTTTAGTTTTTCCATTGTTTGGCAACCTCCGTTTATGCCTGAGATTGCCAAGCTTGATGCTGATCTGACTCAGCCGATTAAGCTCCAAGAATGGTACAAAAATAAGGATCGAGAATTATCTCAATCCTTGCATCTTGTTATCTTGATTTACCTTCGGCTACTGCGGAACTTCACGCCGTTGCTTGGCTGTGTGTTACTTGGTTTCTATTTAATGAGTTTTCGAGTTACAATCTCCCCCTCGCCTTCTCGATTTCCTCATGCAATATCATTTGAACATCAAGAGGCGGTGCTATTGCTCTGACGACCGGTATAATGCGCGGCAATGAAAGCACCCGGACTTGTGGCTTTGCGATGATCTTCACATCTACCGGCGGCGGCGCCGGTATTTCCTCATCCTTTATACCGAGTTCTTTGATTGTCTTGTCGCTGAGTTTCAAACCCTTCGCCACTGATAGCGTCAGCGCGTGTGGGTTAGACGGGACACTCACATCCGAATGCTCAAGAAGAAGCCATTTAGTGTAAATCCTCACAACATCGGCGAAGTGCTTTGCCGTAACCTCCCACTTCTCGCCGAGTTGCTTAATCACTTCAGACCAACCGGAACTTCCCTTGTCAACGAATTCTATCGGTATAAACCCGACACTGGACGTTCGCAAATGACCTTCACGCTTCAGTGTCCATATTTCCTCGGCTCTGTCCGTAGTGGCATAGCGCGTCTTGGCCTTAATGCCGTAAGCATCAACCTTAATCCAATCGTCACTCCCGATAGGTGGCTCAGAATAGTCATGTCCCCATAGCACTTGAGGTGCGAGTAGGAATTCAGTCAGGATACAGCCACCCGGAACAAGTATTTCTTTATCCCTGTCCATATCGCGTGTGCTAACGTAACTAATGACTGAACGCGAACCTTCGTCAAGTTCCTCCGGCGCTTTAGCAAATGATTTGCGCAATGCCGGAGTATCATCGGGCAGGTTCAGCTCTGCTATCTTCTCCTGCACTTCAACCGGCAGGTTCGGCAATAATTTCAAAAGCGGTAGTTTATCTTTCATGGATTTGACTCCTTAATTACGGAATGTCGCTGGTTTGCAATGGCACAATAATAGGTTTGGGTAATGAGCGAGAGACTGCGCTCCCACCCATTGGCGGGTCCCCTGCTTGATTGTTAAAGTCCCTTCGCTCATCAGGGCGCATTAGGCGACTTCCGTACGGCTGATTTTTCTTTGCATGGGTTACATTATCCCAACAAGCAGGAGTATTCCGGTAAAGAGATTCCTGTAAGCACATTTCACAGACAACCTTATTATCACGAATCCTAATGATCGTATACCAAATATACAAATCTGGACGACTCCTGCCAATCTTATGAGCCTGGAATCCCCACCGGAATAGATAGTTTATGCTGTTCCCTGACTCAGTGAAAAGAACTACCTTGTAGCGATTGTCTTCTATTTTCACTCTTGTTCTAGGCATATACTTACCTCGATTTCACTCAACTCAAAAATGCCGGATTAATCAGATAGCCTCTCGGATTCTATACGGATTCGGTTAGCCACAACTAGAAATTCCTTATCAGTCAATGGACATAACTTGGGTATTAGGCTCACTCCCAATAATTCACGCAGCCTGTCCAGTTGTTTTTGTGTAATACCTAATTCAAACGATTCCCATAAGCGCATTTTCCAAGTAGCTGGTTTATCTTTATCAGTTACAAGCGCATAGGCTCTTTGTGGAAATAATCCATCGTCCTCAGCTTTTCTCATATCCCACCCAGTTTTCTTTCTACTGCGGAACGCAAAGCAGGCTTGATGTAAATAAATGTATCCAACGCGCCTGGTTCATACTCTTCAGAGGGTTTTATGTCTGCAAATTCTGGAATGTTTTGAATTAGGTCTTCTGTTATATTGCGTCTTTGGACTGTTCCCAAAACTCCCATGCAATCCAGTCTTCTCTCTGCCTCATTATTAAAATTAGAAGTTGCTATTTTCTCAACCAATAATGAATTCAGGAATTCTATGTGTCCCTTCTTTAATTCTGATGTTTCCAATCGAAATGCAGCAGTTTTTAACCGATTCGCAGCCATTCCATCTTCACCTAATTTAGGCCAATTCCCTATAACTCGATATTTTCCATTCTCGAGTTTTGCTAATGTCCATGAATCTGAAGGAACTGCTATATCTGTCATTTCATGCAACTTGTCATCATTGGTTGTAAAGTTCCAGTGGTCGCTCATCCTGAGCGACCCTTCCGGGTTATCATCCCATCCCTTATTGGTAATATCATAAAAACTATCAGAATATGGAGACTTAGAAACAACCTCAAACTTTTCAAGTTCTGCTCTCGCTTCATCTGGCATGCTTGCAGGATATAAAACAGGAAGCTGTTCCTTTTGACTTTTCTTTAGGTCTCTTTCCAATGGAGTCACTGGTTCGGATATATTCCCCCCTGCTCCGCTGATAACGTTCCCATCACCATCTATCAGCACGTGCGCCCCGTTTATCGTTACCCAATGCGAGCCGGGAGGCAATTCTTCTCCCTTGAAAGCTTTGGACGGCTGAAGATAATCAGCCCTAATCAATGGCTCGCAACTACATCGGCAATTACTTGACAGTATCCCATTGGCGATGTATAATGAACTCAATGTTTGGAGGTCATATACATGCCCAAGAAAATGCCTTTCATTGATTTGGACGATCTTAGAAAACGCTACGAATCCGGCCTTACTATTACCCAAATTGCTCATCAATTTAGTGTTCATCCCGAAACCATGCGCAAATGGTTCAAGCGCTTGGGCATCCCTGCCCGAACCTTGGGAGAAGTGGCACTTATCAAGCGCTGTCATTCTCACCCCAACATCGACCGATGCAAGCTTGCTAATCGGTACGTCGCCGGTGAATCCGAGAAGGCTTTGGCCGCTGCCTATAATATCTGTCGTAGCACAGTTCGCCTTCTCCTTCAATCTCAAAGTGTCCATATCCGAGGACGCAGTGAATCCATGTTCACTCGTATGTCCCGCACGAGTCCTGAAGAACGTAGACGATTGGCGTCTGCCGCCCATGATACTATCCGTAATAAACGCCAAACTCTTGAGCATCGCTGTAAGATTGCTATTACCCGCGAAGCCAAAGGACTTGGCATTTCCAGGATTGAACAAATTGCCGCAAAGATGCTCGCTGAGTGCGGTTTCACTACTACGCTCCAAAAGGCTGTCGGGCCCTATAATATCGACATAGCCCTGAATGAATTCCCCATCGCCGTGGAGATATTCGGCGGACACTGGCACACGTCGGGTAGTGCATCCATCCGTTTTCGCAAACGATTCGACTATATCCTCGATCAAGGATGGTTCCCCGTCATTATCTGGGTCACTAGAGACTATCCCCTCGAAATCGGGGCAATGAATTATATCGTCTCCCTCGCGGAGCAGATTCGCAGCGGCAAACCCCCGATTCGTCAAGAGCAAATGATTTGGGGTAACGGTAACCCTACTACCGTCGGAAAGAACAATTTCAATCACTAAACCATCATACGGAGCCTTGTAAGCCGCTACTATATCTGGCGCTATAACTCTTGTTCCTGGTAGTAAACAGTTAGGATGCAGGTGTGCAGTGTCAATGTCTTCATAATCCAGCTTCATGCGCCCGACGCCCGGAAGCTCAAACACATCACCCTGCCTGAAGAATGACTCGTTGATGCCGACAGTTTTACCATCAAGCGCCAAGCAATACTCGCAAGCATCCGCACTGGCACGCCATGTCTTTCCTACATAGATCGACTGCTCACCGGCCATCACCATGTCATGGTTTGCTTCATTCCATAGTTCCTGCCGCCCGTGCAGGTTCGCTCTATGTGCCTCTGTCCGTGCTATCATCTCAGCGCGGTAACTACTTGTTTCAGGTCCAAACACCGCCTTGACCCGCTTTTTCAGATCCGCTACACCTTCGCCCGCATTCAATCCCTCGGTCAATGTAGCGCGCAGATTGTCCGCAGTCGTTTGGTTTACCTTCTGTGCAAACTTGAAGCTATAATCCTTGAGCCATTGCTCGACACGCGGGTTATGAACATCGAATGAACCCGCTATCGTGATGACTTCACCTTCCGGCAGTATTCCCTCAGTGATGAGCAGTTTGTAAAGTTCCTGCTTCGCGCCCTCAATACCTTCAATAAAGAAGACCGCCAACGCTTCCTTGCTTATGCTAGATAGTATCTTGTCCCAATCCTGCCGATTGGGAAGCAGTTGCTCGACGCTCATTTCTTAATTCCTTTGTTTGCCTGTCTTCTTACCCGAAGTATCAACTACCTTCCGAGTACCGCCGAGAATACCGCCCGTATTGGGAACACCGCCGCTATTGCCGGAAGCTTCTATGGACACAGACTTCTCAGCAGGCTTTTCTCTTGGCTCAATAACCAGAGTTCCTTCAGTTCGACGCTCTTTCTTTCCATCACTATGAAGTATACAAAGCGGGTATTCACCTTCGGCTTCACCTTTTATATTCAAGTAAAGCTTTTGGCAGCAATCAACTATTCGTTCGGTCCAGCGATAATCATCCCCGGATAGCTTCACTCCATCCAAGATGATTTCACCACTTAATATATCGACTCTTGCAACGTGCATTATCCCATCTCCTCTTTAACTTCCGCTTCACCTTCAATGACAACGGATTTTGGAAGGAACCGAATCGGCGAGTTCTTCATAAAACTTATTACCACTTCCGGGCTTTTATGTATGGAGGATGTCGCTTTGATTGATTCAACCCCGCTTAGTAGCTTATCATCTACATAGACGCAAGATCTGTCCAGTGATATGACAATCCTGACCGGCTTTAGAATCTTTGCCATCAAACCATCTCCTCAATCTTACTCAAAACCTCTCTATACTGCTTATCGAACACCGCCATGACCGTTCCCGCAAACTTCGACTCGTCATGCGTCATAGGGGACAATATGCCTTCGCCTTTACAAACCGGACCGGTGCAGGTAGGTATATGCTTTAACCCTTTAGACTTCTCCGGCTCCTCCTCCGATTCCTCTGGCTTGGCTTCCTCTGCTGGCTTCGGTGCAACGGGTTCAGCTTCAGGCTTCTCTTGACCCAGTGGCGACATACTCGACGGCAAGATCGGAACCTCACCCCATGCCACTGCATCCTGCCCGTCAAGCGCTCGTTCCTCATTGATAGTCGAGTAGCCACACTTTAGATGGCTTTCAATCTCTTTCAACCTTAGCTCAACAGATGATGGCGTCGGATCGTCAAACGCTAAGAACAAGCGCGGGTCATACCGCGCTGCCAGCGCCTCAGTCAGCTTTTGTTCCATGCGCCGCAGGCGTGGCTTCAATGTAAACTCGCAGTAAGTCCACATCTGGCTTTCGGCTTCCGCTCGTGCCGCACTTATCTCCAGCATCGTCATGGCTATGCCGAAAATGTTGGCGATTTCCTCACGGCTAAACTTAGCAAGCAGTAGAAGCGTCGAATCGCGCGGCGAGTAACCGATGGTCTGTATATCCATCTCGCCTTGAAGGATAACCGGCTTACCCGACTTCCTGCGACCTTCAAAGCGTTCTTTCCACTCCGCATAAAGCCGCTTACGCTCATCCGCAGTCGTGCCCTCGGCTACCTTTATCGCAAAGTCAGGCCGTGAATTGTTATCAAAGAGCGCTTGCTCATACTCAGCCATGCTGGTCGATCTATCGACAGCCAAGAGAGCAGCTTCAAGCGGCCCCAATCCGTAAAACAGATCGGCAGGATTCGGGTAACTGAAATGGATGACTTCCTCCGGCGCAAATGCGGCCTGGTCTGTGCTTGACTTGCCGTAAAGATAACCGGCTATAAACTTCTCGGTATCCGGCACGATCTTCACATACTGAGACATGAGCGGCCATACTTCAGACGGTATGCCAAGCGGACTGTCTACCAGATACCAGTAAGCATTGCCGGTCAATTCTTCATAAAGCGCCGTAAGTTCAATCAGCTCGACGCCTGTCATTTGCGAGTTTACATGGTCGAGCAGTTCAAGTAACGGATGCTCGGTCAGTTCCTCGACATCATCCGCGCTTTTCCTAGTAATCCCGGCGATATAGCTCTTGCGTCGATGTTCAAGCGTCCTCGTGCCGAACCGCTTCGTTCCGCCGCGCACGTAAAGCCGTAACGGGACAGCAGCGACCGCCTGCGCGTTAATACCGGCACATTTGTAGACCCATGACCGATTGCGGTCAACGAGTGAGACATAGTCACTACTGCGCGTCTTGCCGATTGATGAGAATATATCGTATTTGCTTATAATAGGCGCTAGGTACGGCGCGAGTTTCTTAGCGATCCAGGTTTGTAGATTCTTCAATTCCAAGCCTCATCGTCGTCCATAATATGCTCGAAGGCAGCCTGCTCATCTTCTTGTGTGACGGGTTCGTTCTTAATAGAATCAAGGCTAACTATCGAAGGCCGCATTGGACGGGCAAACAATCTAATATTAGCCATCGCAAGAGCAATAACAGTATCATCATGCATTCCTGCAGGCGCATTCATTCGGACATTGCCAGCTTTTGATAGTTCATACTGATAAGCATGAAGCTCATTCGTTTGCGTCGGTATATCCATAAGCCTCAATTTATTGTGCTCTATCGAGATCGCAAGTGCATCAATCAATTGCTCTTTGCTCTGATGCGTCAGTCCGTAACCTTCAACATTCAGGCCACGCTTGCGGAGTGATTCAAAGATCGGGTCACCAACGCCCGTCGAATCTACTACAACCTTCGCTTCATAGCGTTTAGCCACTGTCACTACAGTTTCGATTTGCCGCTCCCAACTAATCTGGTTGAATCGTTCAAAGTATACTTGCCTGCCAGTATCGTCAAGAACAATGAGCACTGTGAAGTCCTCAACACGAGCAAGATCAACACCGAGCAGA